AGCTAACCCTGAGGGTTTCTACATTGTGTGTGGACTTGACCCCGCTGCGGATAAAGACACGGCAGCCATTGCCATGGCGGTGGATCGGCAGTCCGGTAAGCGTTACGTTCTTGATGCGGTTCGCATGAGTGGTGCAACACCGTCAAAGATTTATGACCTTGTTACTTCTTGGACTGATCGTTACCGCCCACAGGAATGGGTCATTGAATCCAATGCGTTCCAGTTGTACCTGGTGCATGACGAGAACTTGAATAAGTATTTGAACAACCGTGGTTGTGTCATCAAACCCCACTACACGTCCCGCGTGAATAAGTGGGATGAGGGTTTTGGTGTGGCAAGCATGGCACCCCTGTTTGGAACTATTGAAACCGCCAGCGATAAGAACCGTGTGGCCCGTGGTATGGGTGACAACCTTATCGAACTTCCCCTCGTTGAGGGCAGTGAGGGCATGAAGGCCCTGATTGAGCAACTGGTTTCGTGGCAACCCAAGACCCGCAACAAGACTGACCTTGTTATGGCTTTGTGGTTTTGCGAACTATCAGCCAGGGCAATCATTGGACAAACAACCAGCGACATGAACTGGTTCACAAAGAATCCTTACTCGTCTCCAAGGAGCATGAGTCAACGAGCGGTCATTGACTTAAATGAGTGGGCGGCAACTCGAAACGAAATGGTGATCTAATGGCTGATACGCCGATGGCACAGTACGCGGATAACGATATCCGCCGACGCTTTGACGTACTCAAATCTCGTTACGCTGAGCGTGACGGTCGTATGAACAAGGTTGCCTCGGTTCGTGGTGGAAACTACGATGAAGCTTTCCCCGGTTTGTTCCCATCGGAATGGCCCAAACCCATTGTCGCCAACTTCATTGACACCGTGGCCCGTGACCTTGCCGAAGTGATCGCCCCACTGCCCACGTTCTCCTGCTCGCAAACCAACATGACTGACGATGGTAAGCGTAGCAAAGCCGAGAAGCGCACCATCATTGCCAACTGGTATGTGACCGCCTCAAAACTGGGCCGCGAAATGTACGCTGGCGCAGACCAGTACGTAAGCTACGGCTTCCTACCTTTCCGTGTGGAACCAAACTACAAGGACAAGCGACCACACATCACCATTGAAGACCCAATGGGTTCATACCCAGAGTTTGACCGCTGGGGCAACTGCACCGCTTTCGCCCGACGCTTCCTCAAGCCCACCTCTGAACTGTGCGCCATGTTCCCAGAACACGCCGAAAAGTTGAAGAACAAAAACCAGGGCCAGTACACCCCAGGTGACACAATGCTTGAAGTGGTTCGTTGGGTGGACGACAAGCAAGAAATCATGTTCGTCCCTGAACGCTCAAACCTGATCCTCGCACAAACAAACAACCCCCTCGGTCGTTGCCCAGTGGTTGTTGCACGCAAACCATCCTTTGATGGTCAACAACGTGGACAGTTTGATGACGTGCTGTGGGTGCAGATGGCTCGCGCCAAGTTCGCACTACTCTCCCTTGAAGCAGCCCACAAGGCTGTTGAAGCCCCACTGTTCGTACCATCAGACATTCAACACTTCCCAATCGGTGGGGACGCAATCATCCGCACACGTGAACCACAAAACGTGCGACGCGCACCAATCGAAATGCCACAATCAGCTTTCGCCCAAGCACAAACCCTAGACCAAGAAATGCGAAACGGGGCACGCTACCCCGAAGGCCGTCAAGGAAACATTGACGCAAGCATCATCACCGGTCGCGGAGTCCAAGCACTCATGGGTGGCTTCGACACCCAAATCAAAACCGCACAAGACGTACTCGCCGACACCTTCGTCGAAGTACTCCAAATGTGTTTCGAACTAGACGTACTCCTATGGCCCGCTGATAGCAAGGAAATCAAGGGCCAACAGAACGGCAATCCTTACACGATCAAGTACACCCCGATGCGTGACATTGGCACCGAGACTGGTGTTGAGGTTACTTATGGTTTGATGGCTGGTTTGGATCCGAACCGCGCACTTGTTTGGTCGTTGCAGGCTTTGGGTGCCGACTTGGTTTCGAAGTCGTTTGTTCGCCGTAACCTTCCTAACTCAATGAATGTTAAGACTGAGGAAGAACTTATTGATGTGGAGCGTCTGCGTGAGGCAGGGTTCCAGGGTGTTGCTGCTTATGTGCAGTCCATTCCCGCTATGGCTTCTCAGGGTCAGGACCCAACAGAGGTTGTTACTAAACTTGCTTCAATCATTGAGGCCCGTAAGAAGGGCACTCCGATTGAGACTGCGATCGCGGATGCTTTTGCTCCGCCACCACCACCGCCTTCCCCTCAGACGGAAGCGGGCGTAGCCGGTCAGCAGATGCCTAACGAACTTGGCTCTCCCGGTATGCCTGCCCCTGAGGGGACACCTTCTGGTATGCCACCTGGTATGCAAGAAACTGGATTACCGCAGGGGGTTGCACCTGGTCAAGCAGGTATGGCTCCTGGTGGTCGCCCAGATATGCAGACTTTGCTTGCTGGCTTGTCTGCTTCAGGCGCACCGAACCTTTCGGCTAGCGTTGTCCGTCGCCAACCGGCGTAACAAGATAGGAAATAATATGGCTAAGAAGATGCCGAGCTTCGGCTCGCAGGGCACCGCTGCGCCGGTCAACACAGCGCAACCGGTGAAGGCTGGTTTGCCCACTGATTGGGAAAACCGCCCAACTCAAACCGCTGGTGAAACCAAGACTGGTGTTCACCCTGGTGGTACGAACAACAATGATAAGCGTAAGGCTAAGTAGTTCAGTTTCAAATTGTTCGATTGTTTTTTTATAAACTGATTGAGGTGAAGCATGGCGGGTAAGGGTGGATACCAAGCACCGGGCAACCCTGCTCCTGTTTCAGGGCCGGGGTCACTGTCGCAACGTACCGATGGTGGCCCTGGTCAACCTATTCGTGAGGTTCCTGCCGCCTACTATGGCGAGCGTCAAGAGATGCGTGATATTCAAGGTGGTGCTACTATGGCTCAAGGCTCAATGCCCTCAGGAAGCCCTGTGATGCCTTCTAACGGCACAACACCCCCTCCCGCGCCCCTCACACCACCCACCCCACTTACGGCCCCCACAGAGTATCCTGACGAGCCTATTACGGCTGGTGCCCCTCTCGGCCCAGGACCTGGACCAACGCAGGTTGATCCCAACGCGGACGCTAAAAGACTTTTGAAGTATCTTCCAGCGATTATGCAACAAGCAGAGTCTCCTGATTCTGGTCAACAAATCAAAATGCTTGCACAATATTTGCGTGGTATTAGCGGTGGATAATTCATCAATGAGCTTTTGGGATAGGTTAAGTATGTATCTTGATGCTGTTGGTGTTTCTGAAGCCGGTACCGCTTGGGACCTTGCTGGTGCGCCAATGTCTGATCAGGATCACCGTGACTTTGCCATGACCTTAGTTAGGGGTCAATAGCAATGAGCCTATGGCAGGATTTTAAGAACTCCCTTTACAACAGGGTCACTGGTGGAGATGGTTTCCAGGTTTCGGATGCCATTCGTTTAACCAAGCCTTTACTTGGTGGTGATCTTGGTACTGGTGCTGGTAGTGCTATTGGTTTGTACAATGCTATTGAACCTGTTCGTGGTGCCGCTGAAGAAGCATTGAAAGCAAATCCTAATCCTGTTGTTGCTCGTACGGGTGAACTTTATGGCACGGCACAGGAGAAGGCACTTGAGTCTGTTGCTTTGCCTTACCGTTATGGTGTGGCTCGACCACTAACAACCGCCATGATGGCTATTGACGTGGGTGCCAAAAATGCTATTTCTGCATGGACTCCGTGGGAAATCCAAGGACCAGCACGTTTAACTGGTAGTAGTTTTGGTGAACTGGGTAATCTTTGGAATGCATCAGAGTATGTTTCTCCCGGTCAGGAGATTGTTGCTGGTTTCAACAACTACATTGGTGATAAGAACAATGGTTCTACGGCACGCGAACAAGTAAACCGCGCGATTGAGCAACGCCAAAAGTTGAGGAACTTTGAGAACAACTGGTCGGCTAATATTGTTTCTGGAACATCTGACCTTGTGTTTAACTTTGCGCTTGACCCACTGGTTGGTGCTGGCAAGGCAGCCAAAGCAACCAAGTATGCGGCATACAATCAAAACCTTGCCAAGGAAACCGCACAGATTGAGGAAAAAACTGGTGGTGCTTGGGAAACCATTAAGTGGTTGACCGATACTAAAGACGCAACAACGATCAACAACTTTCTTAAAGGGAGTAACCCAACTCTTGCTAGGGCTTTTGCTAATTCAACAAATGCTGAAGAAACCGCACTTATCTGGATGGGTTCACGAGGCAACGTTGAGGCGTTGAGCAAGCTTCGTTTGATGAAGGAATCAACGGCACAGGAAATTGCTGCCAATCGCTCAATGCTTGGTTTTGGTAGTTTAAGTGGTTACCCACTTTCACCATCTTTCAAACCCGGTATTGAACGTGAGTATAAAGAACTTCTTGAACGTGACAAGTTTTTGGCGCAAGCACTTGAGGCTGAGCGAACAAATGTTATGGTTCGTTCCGCTAAGGGGCAAGACCTTAGTATTGGCATTGCTGCTAAGACTGAGCGTCAGCAGTTGGTTCTTGCGCGTGCTGAAGCAAAAACTATTGCACAGTTTGGCCTTGATGAGGGTGTTGTTCCTAGAACTTTTTATGTTGGCGATGGGGCACGCAAGGTAACTGTTTGGTCAAAGAAAGCAAGACAAGCTTACGAATCAGCTTACAACCAAGGATCAGCAACTGGCGTGTTCCACCTTGAGGGAGCAAACGCTTCTGATGGTGTTGTTGAACTTCAAGCCAATCTTCGTAGTGGTGCTTTGCGTGACCAGTTTAGTGGCGAAGAAGCGTTTAATTTTAGTAACCGTTACCTTAACGCACCCAACACTGCTGAACAAAACTTGATTCTTCAAGAACTTGAAGAAGAAGGTGTCGCTCGTCTTGCCAGGAAGTATGGCGTTACAGATGAAAACGTTATCAACAATGTTAAAAGATATGTTGTTGAGAATAAAAACAACCAGGTCAAGCAGGTTGTGCGCGATAAGCAAGCAATGTGGGTTGATGAATCTGGCGACGTAAACATTGCGCCATTCCTTGAAACACAAACGGCAGACACCTATGTCATGTTGAACTGGTCAGAGGTTGACAAGGTTATGCGAAACGTTTCCAAAGGTCTTGACGAAACAAGCATGAACTTTAAGGAAACGGCGAACTGGCTTTATGACAGTTTCAGTTCCATATGGAAACCAGCTGTTCTTTTCCGACTTGGTTACCCTGTTCGAAACATCAGCGAAGGTTGGTTACGTTCAACCGCAGTAACAAATGCTATTGTTGCTTCACAGCAAATCATTCCAGGTGTTGGTAAC